ACATTTTACCTATCGAAGACGAGCAAGAGCAAGAGTGGTGGGAGTTGTGGCAAAAGAGGATTCTGAAAGAGACACGGTTTTGTTATGAAACTGCACTCGCTCACGGCATTGCTAAAGAGATTGCCCGTAAGCTATTGCCAGAAGGGTTGACAACCACTAAAATGTACATGAACGGAACGTTGCGTAGTTGGCTGCATTACCTTGATGTTCGATGCGATGAAACAACTCAGAAAGAACATAGAGTTGTTGCTGAACAAATTAAAACTGAATTAGTAAAACTATTCCCATCTTTATTTGAGGAACAAACATGAGCGCTTGGCTTATTGCTATCATTGGGGTGGTGTATGCATTTGTGTCTTTGGATCTTTTGATCAAGGGTAACACAGGGTTGGGAATTGCCTTTTTTGGCTATGCAATTGGCAATGTCGGTTTGTACATGGAAGCACTCAAATAAATGTCCGATGACGAACAAGAAGAATTAGAAGAGGCAATAGAAATTGTCGCTTTATTTTTGCTGATGTTTCCGCAGCACCCACTAACTGAAAGTCAAGCTGTTATTTTAAAGGAGGCGATGCTTATACTGAAAGAACACAACGTAGGATCGATTACTAACGAAGGTCAATGGCATATTATTTAAAGGAAACACATGGGATTTGCGTTAACACACTTGCCTTGCACTACCTGTGGTAGTAGTGATGCACTCAGCTACAACGAAGATGGAAGCAGTTTTTGCTTTTCCTGTAACACTCACACTAAATCTACTGGGGATTTTAACGTGACAGAATTGAAGAAGAAGCCGAAGATCAAAAAGACAACAGACGAACTTAAAAAGGAAATGTCTAATGCTTTTGTCACCGCAGTTAATGATCGAAAAATTACATTGTCAACTGCTGAGAAATACAATGTTGTATCAACAGATGATCGATACTATTTTCCATACAACGATAGTGATGGCAATCTTGTTGCCGCTAAAGTGAGGATGAAGAATGAAAAGAATTTCTTCAGCGAAGGTGATTGGACTGCTGGAAAGTTATTTGGTCAAAGCTTATTTGCGTCAAAGGGAAAGTTTGTAACTATTGTCGAGGGTGAGTTTGATGCACTAGCTGCATACCAAATGATGGGAAGTAAATACCCTGTCGTTTCAATTCGCAATGGTGCAGCAAGTGCCTTACAGGATTGCAAAGATAATTACGAATGGTTAGATAGTTTTGAAGGAATTGTCGTTTGTTTTGATAACGATGACCCCGGCATGAAGGCAACGCTAGAAGTTGCTGAGTTATTTGGATCTAAAGTTAAATCATTTAGACATGTGTCAGGATTAAAAGATGCATGCGAGTATCTGGTTGACGGCAAGAAAGACTTGTTCGTTCAGCAATGGTGGAAGAGTGAGCAATACGTCCCAGATGGAATCGTAAGCGGTACATCTCTGTGGGACTTAGTTAGCGAACCATTGTCGCCAGCACAATGCATGTACCCTTGGCAGGGATTAAACGAACTCACCTATGGTATTCGTCAGGGTGAATTGGTATGTATTACTGCTGGAAGCGGATTAGGTAAGAGCCAACTGCTTCGTGAGATTATTTGGCATTTGATTCAGAACACCGATGACAACATTGGGCTGATGTTCTTGGAAGAAAGCATTCGCAAGACAGGGCTATCGCTAATGTCATTGGCTGCTAATGTGCCTATGCATCTGCCAGATACGCCAACGACAGAGGGCGAGAGGAAAGATGCCTTTGAACAAACGCTTGGCACAGGCAGGCTGTTTTTGTTTGATCACTTTGGATCTACCAGCGTTGAGAACATCATCAATCGTGTTCGTTACATGGCGAAAGCTTTGAATTGCAAATACATCTTTGTTGATCACATTAGTATTATTGTGTCAGCGCAAGAGACAGGCGATGAGCGTAAGGCAATTGACGAAATCATGACCAAGCTTAGAATGCTTGTGCAGGAAACTGACATTGCGTTGTTTGCTGTGTCGCATCTGAAGCGTCCAGATGGCAAAGGACACGAGGAAGGTGCTGCTACATCCTTGTCACAGTTGCGTGGCAGCGGAAGCATTGCACAACTGAGTGACATTGTGATTGGTGCTGAACGTAATGGGCAAGCCGATGACCCTATTGAGCGTAACACCACACATGTCAGGGTGCTGAAGAATCGATTCAGCGGAATGACAGGACCAGCATGCTCTTTGCTTTACACCAAAGAAACAGGTAGAATGCTTGAACACGAACAAACAGAGGTGGTACTGTGAACGTTGTAATTTACTCAACAATGATAATGATTTTTGTGATTATTCATGCAGTTAAATAAAATGGATTGGATTTATGACATTGAAACTTACCCCAATTGCTTCACAGTCTGTGCAGTCAATCAATCTGGGGATGAAGAGGTTGTGTTTGAATGCAGCACCCGCAAGAATCAAATTGCGGAACTGTTCACGTTCTTAGATAGTCTGCGTAAGGGTAAGCACAGGATGGTTGGATTCAACAATGTTGGATTTGACTACCCTGTCCTGCATGATCTGCTATCGGTGCGTGAGAAGGCTTTAACGGTGTCTGGTAAGGCTGTAGCGGTTAGAGCGTACAAGAAGGCACAGCTAGTGATCGGCGCTGACAACGTGTTTCAGCGCATGGTTAAGCCCTCTGACGAGCATGTTAAGCAAGTGGACTTGTTCAAGATACACCACTTCGACAACAAGGCTAGAAGTACCAGCCTGAAGATGCTTGAGTTTAATATGCGCTCAGACACCATAGAGGATCTACCGTATGAGGTTGGGTCCATTCTGTCTGATGAGCAGATAGACAAGTTAATCGAATACAACTCGCATGATGTTCGTGAAACCTTGAAGTTTTACAACCATACCTTGCCGATGATTTCTTTCAGGGAAGACTTGACAAATAAATACTCAAGAAGCTTTCTCAACCACAACGACACGAAGATTGGCAAAGACTATTTCATCATGCGTTTGGAAGAGCAGATGCCGGGAAGCTGCTATAAGGTTGTCAACAATGTAAGAAAGATCCAGCAAACAAAGCGTGACGTAATTAAGATCGCCGATTGTTTATTCGATTATTATGATTTTAAACGTCCAGAGTTTGTAGCAGTATTGGATTGGTTCAAACAGCAAGAGATTACCGAAACAAAAGGTGTATTCTCAGACATTAGCGAAGATCTGTTATTAGACGTAGGTAAATATGCACAACTGTTGACAAAACGCAAGAAGTTTTTCTTTCCGCCATCAGAAGAAACTGTAAATAAATTCATGAACGAGCATCCTGCTGGATGGATCGACAAGGTTGAACTGAAGACAAAGAAGAAAGGTGACAAGCAATACTCCTATTGGGGCTGCTGGAACGTTGCAGATACGTTGAATGTTGTGCTTGATGGGTTTAGGTTTGATTTTGGAACTGGTGGAATACACGGCTCCATTCTTAACAGCACGGTGGTAGAAGATGATGAATACCAAATTATTGACGCTGATGTTGCTTCTATGTATCCTAACATTGCCATTGCTAATCGTGTATATCCTGAGCATTTGTCTGAAAAGTTTTGTGATATTTACGAAGATGTTTACAAGCAGCGCAAAAGCTATGCCAAAGGGACAGTAGAAAACGCCATGCTGAAGCTGGCGCTCAACGGTGTGTATGGCGACAGTAACAACCAATACAGCCCTTTCTATGACCCTAAATACACAATGACCATCACTATCAATGGGCAGCTATCTCTTTGTCTTTTGGCAGAAAGACTAATGACCATTGACAAGCTTTCGATTATTCAAATCAACACCGATGGCATCACCGTAAAGCTTCCACGCAAGAAGTACAACGAGTATATGGACATTTGTCGTAAGTGGCAGGAGCAAGTTGGTCTTCAGCTTGAGTTTGCTAATTACAACAAAATGATCATTCGTGATGTCAATAACTACATTGCCGTGTATAATGACGGTAAGGTTAAGCGTAAGGGTGCGTATCAATACGAAGACTTAGGTTGGCATCAAGATCAAGGTGGGTTAGTTATCCGTAAAGCTGCTGAGGCAAATATTCTTCATGGAACAGATATTAGTAGTTTTATTAAAAATCATAGCGATGCTTTTGATTTTATGATGCGTACTAAAGTACCAAGAAACAGCAGGCTTGTATTGGTGATGGCAGATGGCGAAGAGGTTGTTCAACAAAACACTTGTCGCTT